CCGATGCAGTGACCCCGAAGGTCACTATGCGACCCGCCACACCATTGCTGTTGGTGTAGTTGACCGTGCACTGCACCGAGTTTGCAGTCGGCGTTGCAATCACGCACATCAGCCTCACGCCATGGCCGTCTATGTATCTGGGCAGCGTGAGCGCGTTGTCCATCGCCTGCGGGTCGGCATCGTCGCCGTCAACCAGCGGGTAGAACATGAGGTAGTCGCACAGCATGAAGTGCGCCGGAACCCCAGCGCCCGCTGTGCCGATCGACATGGCGTGCAGGTACTTGGTCAGCCCGACTGGCGGCGTCGGCCCGGCGTAGATGCCCCGATTGCCCTCGCCGTAGACAGGTGTGGCCTGGAACTGTGCGCCGACGTAAGCTTGGTAGACCGGGATGCCCGACCCCACCGAGGTGTCCACCCAGCGCCCGGCGACGTTGGGGCCTGTGGTCTTGTAGAAGAATGACTGCCAGGTGTTGCTGCCATCCGCAGCATCGCCCAGCACGCGAACGCTATTCAGCGACATCGGGTGTCACCTCTACATGCCAATCCACCGCGCCATCTGGGTGTTCCGGGCACTGTTGCACCTCGTTGTCCACAAGCTCAAGGTCTTGCAGACAGTGGGCGCAAAAGTACCGCAGGCTCACATCAGTCCACGGTGGCGGTCATGGCACCAGCAGCAAACTGCGGCTGAATGCCGTTGCTGATGGACAGGCTGGCGTTCAGCGCACCTTTCAGCAGCAGGTTGCCCGCGCCTGTGCTGTCCGTGCCGATGCCGAAGTGCGTGGCCGTGGCGGTGCCCGCCGTACACTGGCCGAACTGCACCAGCGCGGTGTTGGCGATGGTGCTGACCGTTCGCGTCCAGCCGCCTGCCGTGCGGTTCACAGCCACGCGGGCGTAGCCGGTGTAGCTGATTTCGTTGGTGCTCTGGTTGCCCGCCTCGCCGGGGTCTGCGCTGTGCAGCGAGATGTAAAACGAACCTGCCGTGGCCGAGTTCTGCAGGCCAGCAGCGTCGCCGATGTTCGCCCAATCAACGTTGAGAAACAGAAGGTCGAGGAGTGCCGCTTCGGCGGCGTTGGTCATGGACATGGTGTTTCCTTACGCCAAAAACTTGAGTTTGTAGATTGAAGACAGGTACTGTCCGACGATCTCGTCGATGATGTTCTGCAGCGGCGTGTCGTCCTTCTTGCACACGTCGTAGCGCATCTTCTCGACCTCGGACAGGGAGTCCTCCAAGAACTCCAAGATGTTGCCCGTCTTCTTGGCGCTCATCAAGGTGATCGGGCCGATCAGCCCGTGTCTGCCTTGCGCTGCTTCTGCCAATTTATCGGCCAAGTCCAAGATGTTGTCGTAGAACTCATTCAACGCAACGTGTTTAGCGTAAGAGCGTGTGTTTAGATGAACACTATGACTTACGTCACGAGCCAAAAACAACGTGCCAATGAAGTCTGCCATTGTAGAGCTAGACATGATTTGCAAACGCTCCGTGGTACTTGTTACGCGCTTCGACCGCTACAAGTTCGGCTAGCTCAAGGTCATCATACCGCCCAAAGTAGTGATTTTTGTTGTTGATTTTTAGTTCTACGGTCCACTTTTTTGCTCTGAAACGAATGTTTTTGAAACCGCTAGTGTTGTTGAGCGGGCGCCGTTTGTTACGTTGGTTTTCACCTGCGGTAGCCGCGCGTAAATTTTCAATGCGATCGTTGTCTCGTACTCCGTCAACATGATCTATTTCGTCTGGGATCTCCCCGTGATGCATCAAAAAGATTAGCCGAGACCGCAAATAACTTTTTTTGTTTGCACGCACGTAAAACCGGCCTAAATGAGAATTGAAAGTGCCCGCTTTTGCGCCGGCGAGCGCTCTAGAGTTAGACGTCACTTTCCAGTACAAAGCGCCGTCACGGTACTCAAACAGCCTATGCGCTTCATCATAAGTCATACCGGCGCTCCCATCGGCTCGCCCATCGGCATCTCAGCCGCGCGCTGGTTGACCACCATGTCGCCGACCGTCATGACGTCGCGCAGCGTCTGCATGACGACCTCTTGCACCTGTTCAGGCTGCATGCCCGCGGCCATTGCCTGCAGTCGCCGTGTCTCGGCCTCGTACGCCTTGACCTCGGCGTCCGTCTCAGCCTTGAACTTGTCGATCTCCAGCTTTTGGGCCTCCATCGACTGGTTGACGCGCTGCAGCATGCCGGCCATCTGCTCCATTTGCGCGGACATCGCCTGCATCTGTTGGTTGGCGGCTTGCAGCGCCGGGTTTTCGTCCGCGTCGCTCATGATCTGCGGGTCAATGGTCTTCTCAAACCGCTTGGCAAGCTCCTGCGCGCCAGGCCAGTCCATGTTCTTGACGAACAGGTCGCCCGCCACCGCCCACAGTTGCGGGTTGGTCTGCAGCAGTTGAGCCATCGCCTCCAGCGCCTCCTGACGCTTGGTCGCGTAGCCGGGGCCAGTCACCACCACCACGTCGTATTTGCCGACGCTGGGGTTGTAGATCTTGTCGATCACGATGCCCTGCTGGTTGACGATCTTGCGCACCGGCTCAGGCTGCATGGGACTCATCTTGACCATGCTGGACTCGCCATCCTCGCCAATGATGCGAGCGATGCGTTCCGTGTCGTAGATCTTGGGGATCAGATCCACCAGTTGGCGAGTAACATGACGCACAGCCCGAGCCAGATTATCAACATAGTGGTACGTCCCCGTGTCGCCTTCACGCTGGCGGGCCAAGATGGCCTTGCCTGAGCGTTCGTTGCCTTCCAGCCCCAGCGATGCGTTGTACTGCCCCGTGGTGCCCTTGATGTCCTCTGCAGCCCCCATCTTGGCCTGAATCAGGCCCGTCTGGGCCATCGGAGGCATGGCGCGCTGCGGCAGCGGCAGCGTGTTGCCCGCGCCGTCCGTCACGTCAGGGTTGACCTCCAAATACGGCCAGTTCTGGGTGTTTGCAGTCTTCCACTGCATCTCGTACCCTTCGAACTGCCCGCCGTAGCCGATAAACGGTGCTTTGGGGGCCAGCGCCAGCATCTCGGCCTCTTGGCTTGTCCAGTAGTTGTACATCCGCTGGGCGTCCTTGGCGTTGCGCACCAAGCCCGAGACGTACACCCGGCCATCGACCTCATACTCGTTGCCGACCACCCGCACCACGGGGATGTACTTGCCGGCCCACTCCTGCTCCTCAAGGATCTCGTAGCCGTTGATCTTGCACCACTTGATCTTCTTGCGGTCGGCCTGGCGCGAGCGGATCGGCTTGCCGAACATCGCCTTGAGTTCCTTGTCCTCAAGCGACCCGGCAAACGCCGTCTGGTTGCCCGGATACAGGTTCAGCGTGGCGGTGTCGTAATCGACGTAGAAGTACTCAGCGATGCGGATCGTGTCGTCGTTGATCCACTGGCTCAGGGACTGGTCACCCACGCCCAGACTCATCAGCGTGTTGGCCGGCGACGCCTTGGGGTACAGCCGGTGGTACTCCTCGCGGGTGATGTCCTCAGTGATGAAGCACCACTTGGCGTCAGCCCCGCAGGGGTCTTGAATCATCGGGTCCATGTAGACCGAGAACGAGTTGCGCACCCGCCCGATCTTGATGTCCTGATCGAAGGTGTTGTCGTCGCAGTACTCGGTCAGGATGCGGATGTAGCCCTCACCGAACGACACCTGGTTCTCGCAGGCCGTGTCGTAAGCCACGTCGGCGTCAGAGATGTACTCAATGTGCCGCACCACGCCGTCAAAGATTTCCGCGACCTCGACGTCGGCCTTGTCGTCAGCCGGGATCACCTTGCCGCTGGGGCGGTTCTGCCGCTGGTCGTTGGTGACCTGCCGGACGTGCTGCGGCAGCTTGTTGATCGTCAGGCACGGCCTGGCGTTGATCGTCTGCCCCTGCACCGCGCCGCGGGTGGCCAGAACGTCTGCTGGCCACTGCCAGTGGTTGTCCGGACTGCCGGCGAAAAACTTCAGGTCGTCAATCTCGTCTTCCCGACTCTCGCTGTAGGCCGAAATGGCTTGGTTCAGCCGGGTACGGGCGGTGGCCAAAACGTCCGATTCGGACTTGTTTTTGCCGCCCCCGCCGTTGGCGACGGCTGCTGCGGCGGTGATTCCCGTGTAATCGGCCATTACGCCCCCATCCAACTCGCCGACATTTGGCTTCTGTCGCGCATTGTAAGCGTTCTGGGGCGCTCCACGCGCTCTCTGGAGGCCACGGGGAAGGCGAACGTGACCGCCAGCGCGTCAGCTGCGTCTGGAGAGGCCAATCCGCGGGCTTTCATGTCCTTTTTTGACTCCAGATAGATCGTTCCGCTGCTGTCAGGCTTGGTTTTTGGCCCCGTCAGGTCCGTTTTGAGCTGCCGGTCCTCTTTGATAGCCGCGGTGCGCAACCAGTCGCGCATCGCACCCCACATTTCGGCCCGTTTGTTGCCCCACATGACCTGATTCTTGGCTTTCCAGCCAAAATTGACGCCGCGCACCTTATACCGCTGCTCGTTCAGCCTGTCAAGGATGCCGTACCCCAGCCCGCCCTCGTCCAGCACCACCAGCGTAGGCTTGAAGTCTTCAATCGCCTCAATGACGTGCCCCACGACCGTCATGGTGTCGTCGCCGCGGTAGCGCCGGATCTCCACCAGGTCGCGCCCTTGCCTGGCCACGATGACGGTGGAGTCTGCCCCGCTGCGCGCCGGGTCCACGCCGATCACGATAGGCGCTCCGGGGTCTTTGTACTTGGCTCGCTTGAACGCCTCATCGACCAGCCTTGGCGCGATGAACTGCTCGTCGCCCGTTGACGGGAACTCGCCGTAGACCTCGATGCGGGCCTGCGGGCTGTCCTCGCCGTACTCCTCAATGATCTGCTCGTAGACGCTCTTGTCCGTGTCCTCGACCGTGCGCGCGTCGATCTGCCGCGTGTTCCAGAACGCCCGCTTGGCGTTGAAGCACTCGTAGAAGTACCCCTGGTTGCGCCGGGGGTTGCTGAACGCCAACCAGAACCTGTGCGGCGTGTTCTCCGTGAAGAAGCCCTGCGCCACGTCCCAGATCGTGTCCGGTATGCCGCTGGCTTCGTCAAAGATCAGCAGCACGCCGTCTGAGTTGTGCAGGCCGGCGTAGGCGTCAGGGTTCTCCTCCGACCACAGCCGACCCTCCGCGCCCCAGTACCGCGTGCCTTTGCGTAGGTCGCGCTCGACGATCTCACTCAGCCACTTGGCCGGCGTGATCCGCGTGGCGCTGATCTCCCACCAGTGGCTGTTGATCAGCATCGCCAACCACTTCGTGATCTCGGCCCATGTGATGCTGCGGAGCTGCGCTTCGCTGTTAGCCGACACGATGACGCTGGCGCCGATGCGCGTGGTCAGCATCCACACTACCAGCCAACTCACCAGCGCCGACTTGCCGATGCCCCGACCTGACGCCGTGGCCATGCGCAGCACCTGGTACGCATCTATCGACCCGTTCTTGGCGATGTGGTCGCGGATGTCGCGCAGCACCTGCCGCTGCCACCCCCGCGGCCCCTTGTGCTTGGCCAGCGGCGTGCCGTTCTCGCCCCACGGGAACGCGAACAGGACGAACTTTTCAGGGTCGTTCGCTATCGCCGGACTCCAGAGCCTGGCCATCAAGCCTTGCTCTTGGTCCGCCGAAAACCGGGGCTCTTGCATCCGTCACCTCATGTACGAGTTCCAGCACCCGCGACTGCGCTTGCTCAAGCGCTGCCGTGATGCTGATCTGCTGCGCCACGTCGATCTGTACCTGCTGCTTGGCCACCCAACCGTGAGCGTGCTTCAGTATCTCAAGCGCCGCCTTGGAGTCGCCGTTCATCGCCGCCTCATGCAACACCGTGGACATGGCGATCTCGCCATCCGCGCGGCCTTTTTGCTCAGCCAACTCCGCAATCGGGTCCAGTTCTCGCAAGCGCCGGTACTCGCTCGGCAACAACCCTGCCGCCAACGCCAGGTTATCACCCTTCAACCCCAGCTTTGCCGCGTCATACACGCGGTTCAGCACGGCCTCCGTGGCCTTGACTTCGCGGATGGTCAGCGGGAGCGACTTGAACATGGCGATCTGAGTATAGCGTAAGCCTTTTCCGTTTGTGTCTGCAAAAATAAAAATGGTTTGTGGCCCCAAAAAATAAAAATTGTCTGCGAGCCCTTCGTTTTTGACCGCTCAGGTCGCCGGCCCTCCCCTCCCCCCTCTCTGCCGTCTGCCGTCTGCCGTCTGCCGTCTGCCGTCTGCCGTCTGCAGTCTGCTAGGTCATGCTAGGTCACCTAGGCCACGCCTATCGGGGTCGCTGCCTTGGCCAGCATGGTTACCAGACCATAGGCAACCTATGCCACGCCATGCCATGCGCCTAGATTGCATATGGTTGCGTGGTGACGCGGGTGCGATGGGGCGATAGGCGATCTAGGCTACGCCTAACCGCGCATGCCAGCCGCCACTGTATGTGTACTGTATATATATACAGTATTTTTTTCTTTTTCCTAAGGGTAGATCATCTAATAGCCTAACTAGCATATCTCCCTCGGTGAGCACGGGCGCAGACACCGCCTAGCCAATGGGCTAGCGTCAAGGCTAGACCGAAGGCCTCAAACCGCCTAAACCCAAGTGCTCTAGTCAACTAACGACAATCCCGTAAGGCCGTTTTGGGAGTTAGGTCATGGTTCTAGGCACCCATAGGCAACACCCATAGCCTAACAATTTGACCCTACACTTCACTTAGGTAACAACATTGTTTTACACTGGCTCTGTCATCAACCAACCGCCTAAGGCGCCTATCATGCTGCACCCTTCCATCCTGACCACCTACAGATTCCACCGCACACAGCGCGTACAGAACCCGATTGACGCATGCGCAGACGCTGCCGACTACTTCGGCGTCAAGGTGTCAACCCTCGCAGCGTTCCTGCGCGTCGTAGGTGTTGACGTTAATCACCTGCGTAACCTGTGAGGCCTGACACCATGATCCGCATCCGTGACATCCTCTTTTCCATCGCCTTCGGTCTCGCGCTCGGCGCGCTGATCGCCGCCGGCATCTAAGCCACCCTCACACATCAGGAGAGACAACATGATCTTCACCAAAATCAAACCAGACGGCACTACAGAGCGCCTGCAACACGTGGCCTACACCGTGCGTCAAACAGCGCCCTCGGAATGGTGCGCATACACGCTCAAGGGTCGTTTGCTGGCCCGCGATCGTCGCAGCGAATTGCATCTGCGCGCAGTCTGTGACTCGATCGTGGAGCCCGTATGACTGCGCCGCTCGCGTTTCCACATAGTCGGCTTGGTAGCGATGCAGATGGGATGACCCTGCGCGACTACTTTGCCGCGAAAGCCTTGCAGGCTTTGCTAACCACGGAATACACCGTTGCGACCGGGCTGTATGAAGGCTGGACGGACTCGTTAGCTTATGAGGCTTATCACATAGCGGACGCGATGATTAAACGTAGGGGAGCCGCTGGACTCCACGAGTCCGCTAGTGGAGCCTGACCTATCCGCCTAGGCGCCCCCAACGGGCGCCTATGGGATGCGCCACGCATCGCACAGTCCAATGCAATCCAATAAGGTAACACCATGCCAAACACCAACAGCCTGATTGTTTACGATGGCCCCAGCGCCATCGATGGAAAGCCTATCGTTGTCATCCTGACGGGGCTCGACCAGTCTAGTGCCAATGGTAAAACGGGGAACCTCGTTCAATCGTTCATCATTCGATCCGACGTTGAGCCACACACGGCGCTTAAGACTGGCGATGATGCGAGCGTATGCGGTTTGTGCCCGCATCGCCCCTTGATCGCTCGCATGCTCGAGCGCGCAGGGCTTCCCTCGGCGCCGTGTTACGTCAAAGTGCATGAGTCTGTTCTGTCAGTCTATCGGGCATACGCTCGCGGATCGTATCCGCGCGCAACATCGGTTGACCAAGTGCGCGCAATGCTGCGCAATCGAAAGCTCAGACTAGGCACTTACGGTGACCCTGCGGCAGCTCCGGTCGCGCTTTGGCAACTACTGGTGTCCCTGAGTGCTGGCCATGTGGGCTATACGCACCAATGGCAGTCCGTAGGCTTTGACGCGCGCGCATGGTCCCCGCTCGTAATGGCATCGGCAGACTCTGCCGACGAAGCCCAGCAAGCCACCGCCATGGGGATGCGCTACTTTCGCGTATCCATCGGCGTTGATAAGGCTCCGCGTGAGGTAACGTGCCCGGCCAGTGCCGAGGGTGGCCGTAAGGCCCAGTGTTCCGATTGCATGCTGTGTGCCGGCACCAGCAAAGCCGCGCGCAGCGTCGT